GCACGCAGTCGGTGAGCTACACCGTGACCGATCTCGGCACCGGAGCCACGGCCTCTGGCACGATCAACACCAACATGCCAACCACCACCACGCTCCTGACCCAGCGTGGCTGGATGAGCGTCGGCGGCACCAGCAGCGTCATCGGCATCGCCCTGATGAGCTGCTACCTGGAGACCGACTACTGATGACAACCCGCCGCGAGACCATCCTGGCTGCCGTCCGCACGGCGCTTACCGACACCACGGGCGTCGGCACGCGGATCTACCGCACGCGGGTGGAACCAATCGCGCGTGAGGAGAGCCCGGCGATCGTGGTGGAACCGATCAGCGACACGGCGCAGCAGAACACCAGCCTGCCAACGCTCGACTGGTCGATGACGGTGCGGGTCAGTGTGATCGTGCGCGGGGCCATCCCGGACCAGCAGGCCGACCCGATCATCGAAAGCCTGCACAGCAAGCTGATGGCCGACCTGACACTGGGTGGCTACGCGATCGACGTTCAGCCCACGAATGTCACCTTCGTCTTTACCGAGGCTGATGGCGCAGCCGGTGAGATCCAGTGCGACTATCGTGTGCTGTATCGGACCTCTGTCACAAATCTCGCGAGCTGATCATGGCTACGATGGTGGACGAATACTGGGGACAAGGCGGCGAATACCTGCTGGACCCCAAAACCGGCAAGCGGAAGCTCATCGAGCGGACGGAGCCGGCCCAACCCTCCCAACCTGACGAGGTAGAGAGCAATGCCGCTCCTGAGCCGCAAACGCCTGATCCTGGCGAAGACTGAATCCACCTACGGCACCAACAGCACCCCTGCTGGCACCGACGCGGTTCTGGTTCGCAACCTCGAAATCACTCCGCTTGAGTCGGATGTGGTGACCCGCGACCTGATCCGCCCTTATTACGGCAACAGCGACGCGCTGCTTGCCAACCCTCGCGTGCGCATCTCCTGCGAGGTGGAGATGGCCGGCTCCGGCACTGCTGGCACGGCGCCCCGCTTCGGTCCGCTGCTGCTGGCCTGTGGCACTGCCGCGACCACCGTGGCATCGACTTCGGTGACCTACGCGCCGGTGAGCTCCGCCTTCAGCAGCTGCACCATCCTCTACAACGTGGACGGTGTGCAGCATGTTCTGACTGGCTGCCGTGGCACCTTCACGATGAACTGCCAGCTGGGTCAAATCCCGACGCTGCAGTTTGAGATGACCGGCATCTACAACAACCCGACGGATACAGCACAGCCGGCTGTGACTTATGCGGCGCAGGCCACTCCGCTGATCTTCCGCGACGGCAACACGTCGGCGTTCTCCTTCATGAGCTACTCCGGCTGCCTCATGTCGGTGGACTTCAACCTGGCGAATGACATCGTGTATCGCGAGCTCATTGGTTGCACCAAGGAGGTTCTCGTAACTGATCGCAAGCCTGCCGGCACTGTGATGATTGAGGCGGTGACCTTGGCCACCAAGAACTACTTCACGGATGCTCTTGGTAGCACCACCGGCAACCTGACGTTCCTGCATGGCACGACTGCCGGCAACCGAGTAACCTTCAGCTCGCCCCAGTCTGACGTGACTCAGCCGACCTATTCGGAAAGCGACGGCGTTCAGATGCTCAGCATCCCCTACGTCTCGCTGCCCACCACGGCCGGCAACAACGAGTTCAGCCTGGCCTTCACCTGATAGGAGCCCTGCATGGCATTCGTTCTGTCTCAGAGCGAGTCGTACACCTGGCCGGTCACCGTCGAGTTCCCCATCGACGGTGGCCGGTTCGACAAACAGACCTTCGACGCCGAGTTCAAGCGGCTGCCGCAGGCGCGGATCCGCGAGATCTGGGACCAGATTCAGTCGGGCGACCTGACCGACGATGAGCTCTGCGATCAGGTGCTGGTCGGCTGGTCCGGCATCCAGGACGGCAAGGGCGGCGAGGTGCCATTCAGCGAGAAGGCCAAGGCCGACCTGCTGAACGTGCCGCTGGTGGCCGCGGCCGTGGTCAGCAGCTGGCTGGATTCGCTTAGCAAGGGCAAACGAAAAAACTGACCGAGGCCGCCGAACACTGGGCGGCCGGCGGAAAAGACAGCGGCAAGCAGCTGGACGATGACGCAGCCGCTTTCGGCGTGATCATCGAGGAGCCGAAGCGGGATGAGTTCGAGGTGTGGCCGGAGAACTGGGACGCGATCGACATGTGGTGCCGGGTGCAGACGCAATGGCGCACCAGTGCTGGCGGGGCCATCGGCCTCGATTACTCGGTGCTGGCCTGGCTCTTTAAGATGTACTCAGTGCAAGACCAGCGCGCGCTCCTGGAGGATCTGCAGGTGATGGAAGGCGCGGCGCTGGCAGCGATGAACCGGGAGGGCTGAGCCATGGCGATGACCCTCGACACGGCGATCAAGTTCACCGCAAAGCTGGAGGGCACGGGGCTCGACCAGCTGAAGCGCAACCTGCAGGGCCTGAGCCAGCAGAGCAACGTCAGCAAGCGATCGCTCGACCAGCTCTACACCGCCACCAAGGCGCTCGGCAGCGCCTCGAACAACACCGTCGCGGGTCTGCAGCGGACTGTCGGCGCGCTGAAGGCGCTGCGCGATAACGCTGAGTTCGGCAGCCGGAAGTTCAAGCTGCTGACCAATGACATCGAGGCCGCTGAGCGGCGGCTGCAGCGCTTCCAGAGCACTGCATCGTCATCGGGCGGCCTATCACGCGGCGGGGCCTTGCTGGCGGGCGCTGCAGGTGGCGTCGCGGGCGCTTTGGCGGTGCAGGGCGCTGATCTGGCCAGGCGCGGCGTGCAGGGCATCGGGCAGGTGGGTCTGGACGCAGAAAGCTCACGGGTGCGCCTGCGCGCGCTCGCCAATGAGTTCGGCGAATACAACGCGGCGCTGGCGGCCACCGACCGCATCGCCAAGACGCTGCGGCTGAGCAACACCGAAGCGGAGCAGAGCTTCGCCAGCCTCTACGCCTCGCTGCGCCCCACCGGCATCACGCTGGCCGAGCTCGAGAAGGCCTTCATCGGTTTCTCTGCTGCGGCCCGCAACAGCGGCGCGACGGCGCAGGAGACCAGCAACGCGCTGATCCAGCTGAAGCAGGGCCTGGCCTCCGGCGTTCTGCAGGGTGAAGAGCTGCGCTCAATTCGCGAGCAGGCGCCGCTGGTAGCGCAGGCGATCGCAAAGGAGCTCGGCGTCACGATCGGCGAGCTGAAGGATCTGGCCGCTGAGGGCAAGGTCACCACCGACGTGGTGCTGCGCGCGCTGGGCAAGCTGAATGACACCCAGCTGGGCAAGCTGAACGAACAGTTCCAGACCGGCCAGCAGGCGATCAAGGATTTCCAGGTTGCCACGCAAGAGCTCGGCATCGAGCTGGCGCGGATCTTCGGGCCTACGGCGATCAGCCTGCTGCGCAACTTCACCGGGGCACTGAAGGAAGCCAGCGACGTGCTCGGCGGCATCACCGGCAACGGCGAAGCAGGCCGGCGTGCGCAGCTGCGGGTGCAGGCCAACCAACAGGCGGCGCGCGAGACCAACGACAAGTTCGGGGTGTTCTCCTTCTTCCAGCAGGGGTCGAAGAACCAGTTCCTGCTGAAGCGCGAGCAGGAGATCTTCCAGGAGCTGCTGCAGCAGCAGACGCGGCCGGCGGATCAGGTCAGCGCCAGCCAGCGGGAGGCGCAGGAACGCGCGGCCCGCGAGCGCGCATCTGCCGCAGAGCGGTCAGCGATGGACAAGGCCAAGAAGAACCTGGCCGATCAGCTGAAGCTCCGCGAAGACATGGAGAAGCGGCTGGCGGACTTCCGCGAGCAGTCAATCCGCCGCGCGGCTGACCTCGAGCGTGACCTAGGCGACCAGCGCCTGCAGTTGGAGCGCGACACCGCCGAAACCCGCCGGCGGATTGCGGCGCAGGAGCAGGATGCGGCGTTTGAACGCGAGCGGCAGCGGCTGCGCGGCGCTGGGCTTGGCACCGATGCGCTCGACACCCAGGCACGGCTCAACGAAGCCACTCGCCGCTTCACCGAGCAGAAGATCCAGATCGAGCAAAGCGCCACCGATCGGAAGGTGCAGCTGGAGCGCACGATCGAGGATTACAAGCTGAACGTGGCGCGCGGCATCAGCGAGATCCTGCAGGATGCCGCCGACAAGATGGCGCAGAAGATGGTCGCCGGTGCCAGGGAAGCAGCTGGCGAGCTCGGCGGTGGCACTGCTTCACCTGGCTCTGTCGGCCGCGGCCAGCTCGGCGTCGGCAACCTGGTGGCATTGGCACGCTCTGCCGGGTTCCGCGGGCAGGATGCAGCGGTCATGGCAGCCATCGCCATGGCCGAATCTGGCGGCCGCAGCAGCGCCTACAACGGCAACGCAGCCACCGGCGACAAGAGTTACGGCCTGTGGCAGATCAACATGCTGGGCGGCATGGGTCCGCAGCGTCGGCGCGCGTTTGGCATCGGCAACAACGAGGCGCTGTTCGATCCGGCCACCAACGCCAACGCAGCCCGGCAGGTGTTCGGCAGCCAGGGCTTCGGCGCCTGGTCCGTCTACCGCTCCGGCGCCTACAAGGACTTCCTGCCGGCCGCGATGGCGGCATCACGCAACGGCAGCGCGCGGATGCTGGTCGGCGCCCCCGCCGGGAACACGGCGGCCCCCGGCCTGCCCGGCGTAGCGGCTGCAGGCCGCAGCCTCAACGCAGCCATCGGCGCCAACCGCGGCGCTGGCACCACCGCAGCGCTGGGCGATCTGATCGCCTCGCGCCAGTCTGAGCTCGGCAACATCACCAGCGAGCTCGACAGCCAGCGCAAGTCCACCTCTGACCAGCTGCGCGACTACCAGCAGATCCTGGATCTGCAGCGCTCCGGCATGAGCCCTGAGATCGCAAAGCAGCGCGTGGATGCTGAGAACGCCGCAGTGGCCGAGGCGGTCAAGCTGAACACGCTGCGCGACCAGCTGGTGCAGGATCGCGAGATCGCCGGTCTGACTGACAAGCAGAAAGCGACCATTGACGAGATGATCACCAGCATCGACGCGCGCAATGCCGCGCAGATGCAGACCATCAATGGATTGACCGCTGAGCAGCAGCAGCTCGAGCGCCTCAAGCTGGCCTACGAGGAGAAGAAGCAACTTGTTCAAGGCATCGCTAACTCGATCGGCAACGGCATCGGCAGCGCGATCGACCTGCTGATCGACGGCACCGACAACTGGGGCGACAGCCTGCGCAGCATTGCGGCTGGCGTGCTGAAGGACATCGCGCGCCAGATCGCGCAGACCATGGTGATCGCGCCGATCGTGAAGGGCATCACCTCGGCGTTCGGCTTCGCCGACGGCGGCATCATGACCAGCGACGGCCCGCTGCCCCTGCGCAAGTACGCCGGCGGCGGCATCGCCAACAGCCCGCAGCTGGCCATGTTCGGCGAGGGCTCGATGCCCGAGGCCTACGTGCCCCTGCCTGATGGCCGGCGGATTCCCGTGGCGATGAAGGGCGGCGGCGGCGGCACCAACGTGGTGGTGAACGTGGACGCCACCGGCAGCCAGGTGCAGGGCGACGCCGGCCGCGGCGAGCAGCTGGGCCGTGCGATCTCGCAGGCGGTGCAGGCAGAATTGGTCAAGCAGAAGCGGCCTGGCGGCCTCCTGGCGGCGTAACCCATGGCGACCTTCACCTATACACCCTCGTTCGAGGCCACCGAGAGCAGCCAGCCTCGGGTGCGCAAGTTCCAGGCCGGCGACGGCTACGAGCAGCGCATTCGCTTCGGCCTGAACACCAATCCGAAGGAGTGGGATCTGACGTTCAGCGAGCGCACCGACTCTGAGCGCGATCTGATCACCGCGTTCCTGGACGCCCGCGGCGGCGTGGAATCTTTTGACTGGACGCCCCCCCGTGGCAGCGCCGGCAAGTACGTGTGCGAGAGCTGGCAGGTGACCTTGCGCTCCTGCAACTTCAACACGATCCGCGCCAAGTTCCGCCAGGTGTTTGAGCCGTAGCGATGGCAGTTCCCGTCTCAGATCTTCAGGCGATTGCGCCCAGCGCCGTCATTGAGCTGTTCGTGCTGGAGCTGAACACGCTGCAGCACGGCGTGAACGACACCTACCGCTTCCACGCCGGCGTCAACCTCAACGCTAACGGCGAAGTGGTCTGGGCTGGCAACAGCTACATCCGGTTCCCGATTGAGGCTGATGGCTTCACCTATGAGGGCAAGGGCACGCTGCCGCGGCCGAAGATCCGCTGCAGCAACATTCTCGGCACCATCACAGCGCTGCTGCTGAGCCTGCCTGACGGCCTCTCAGGCGCCAAGGTGACACGCATCCGCACGCTGGCCCGCTACATCGACGCGGTGAATTTCCCCGGCAGCGTGAACCCCTACGGCACGCCGGACCCGACGGCCGAGTTCCCGCGTGAGATCTACTACGTGGACCGCAAGTCCACCGAGACGCGCGACGTGGTGGAGTTCGAGTTGGCGGCTTCCTTCGATCTCGCCGGCGTGCGGGCTCCGAAGCGCCAGTGCATCAGCAACATCTGCCAGTGGA